GACTGCTTTCTCAGTCGCAATGCCCAGGCGAGCCGCTTGTCCTGCCGGGGTAAGAGCCGAAGCCCCAGAAAGAATCCTTGCCGCAGTGGAAGTGCCGCCAGTGAAAAAAGCAGGCAGTACAGCCCCACCAATCTCACCAACGGCACTAATAGTGGGATTGTATTCTTCGAGCTTACGAAGCTCTTCTTCTGAGTAATCACCGAACTTCTCAGCAGCCACGTCGGAGAGGCCGAACGTTAAGCCTCTTCCGGCGGCCAGGAAAAGAGCTTCAAGTTCTCTTTCTTTCCCACCATACTCGGCTCGCTCAATGCGCTCTTGCCGCTCTTCCGCTAGGTCGTAAGTTCCACCAGCCTGTAGGACGTCATCAAGAATTTCCGCAGGCACCGTCCCGTAGCGCCCATCGGGCAACTGGACGTTGACTTCGGCGTCCTTCTTAAAGAGAAAACGCCCGCTCTTGTAGGCGTCCTCCACAAGGTGGTCGGCTATGTCCCGCCACTCGTTGGCTTGCCTATCGTAGAGCTTTGGCATTACTGGCCTTCCTTAAAGCCAAATTCCCAGTCTTCTTTTTTGGCCTGAGCTGCCCATTTTCTTCCCTGCTCAAGGGCTTCCTCCGAAAGCTCTCCGCCCCTGGCGATAAAGGTTTCATAGATGGGGCTTCTGCTTTCCCCTCCTTGAAAAGAGCCTTCCTTGTCCAGCATCATGGTAAGATCTGCGGTAAGGTCTGCAAAAAGAACAGTGCCCACCTTTTTGCTTTCGTAGGACTTGGGCATTCCCATCGCAATAACAGCAAAGTCTTTCTCGGTTGGCCGACCGCCATCAAAAGCCCGAGTGATTTCTTTTGCCACCCTGTTTCTAGATGCTTCGTACGTTCGGACGTTAGGGAAAAGGCCCTGAACTGCTTCGGGAAGAAAGGCCGACCAACCCTCTATGCTTCCGACCTTGTTGAACCTCGCCTGGACAGTGGGGAGCTTTCTAAGAACGTTTCTTGCCATTGTGGCAGGATCGTTTGGCCCACCTTTTCGACCGCCTGAACCCCGGACACCCGCCCGCGCCTGGGCATTCATCTTGGCAACAGCAAACCCACCCTCTAGTTTAAGAATTTCTGCTGTTTTCTTTTGGCTATCAGCCTCAAGTTTCGCAATCTGCTCATCGATAACAAGGTGAGCGTTCTGACTCTTGTGTGTTGCTTTCAGGGCCTGAAGACTTTGGGTTGCCGCAGCAATCCCCGCCTTAGCGGTCGCAAGCTCCGCCGAGCGCTCATTGCCAAACTTAGCCATCATGTTGGCGTAGAGGTTGTTCTTGTTTCGAAGCACATCTTTGCGAGTCCGAAGCTCTTCTTTCTGAAGGTCAATGTCTCGATTGATTGCATCGTTGATGATTTTGTATGCAGTGTTTGGCCCAGCTCGCCCAGACATACCCTGCCCAAGAGCGCTCATTGCAATGGCAATGGCTGAACCGACGCGAGCACCTGTTGTTTTGAATGCCCTATTGGGGTCAATCTCATGGCTTGTGACCATGCGCTCTGCGTTGCGAATTTCTGCCTCGGCCCGAGCAGTGGCTTCGTCCTGGCGCTGAGTCATAAGCTCCATGCCGCGAACGCGCCGGTCGGCCCTGTCGGCCATCTCCTGCTGCTTTCCTGCCTCTTCCTCTACTTGGCCCTTAAGCACTTCGGCGTGAGCCTCCAGCGCCGCTTTCTGCTCTCCCGTCGAGGACTTAATCGCCTTTTGAACTTTACGCAACCGGTAGATAACGCTATCGACACCGGATGTGAGGCCCGCTCCTCCCGCAGGAGCAGCATCGGCACGAGCGGCTGCGCCTGATGGGGCCGTCTCAAGGCTCTCTTCTGTCGGGGCGGTGTCTGCAACAGGCGCTATTTCTTCAGCGACCGGTTCAGGGGGAGGGAGAGGGGCACCCCTTCTTGCGGCAATTGCCCTTCTTTGGCTGGGCGTCATTGTTCCTGTGGCCTGCGCTTTTCGGAGCGCGCTAGTGCTGCGTTCGGCCATCGCTTTTTGCCTCGCAGCCTCATCCCTTTCCACCGCTCGCGCCTGGGCCTCTTTTAGTTTCTCTGGCGTCACCCTCCCAGAGGTTTTTCTCTCATTCGAAGCGTAGTATTCGCTCATGTCCGCTGGTTGGTAAACTCTCGCCATATCTCTCTCCTAAGCCATCCACCGGCCAATACCTTGACCAAGAGCGCCCGCGCCCTTAGCTCCCGCCACAGCGCCCTCTGGGCCACCTATTGAGCCGCCGGCAATTCCGCCAATAGCGCCAAATATGCCTTCAAGGACATTTGCAAACATAGAGCCCTCTGTCGCTTCTGCTTGTTGCTGAATCTGCGCCATGGCGAATGCCTTGTCTTCTGCTCGCTGCTCACCTGCTATTAAAAGCTGCTCTAAACTAGCACCTGCCTGCTGCTGAGCCAATTGGGCCGCCGCGCTAATTTGCGCCTCGCCTTCAGCCTCAGACCTTTGAGCCGATCGCTCTCCTGCTCGAAGGCTTTGCGCCGCATCAAAACCAGTGCTCGACGCGGCCATTCCTCGCTGCGCTCCGGTTAGAATTTGAAGCGCTCGTTCTGCCCGTACTTGGCCTTCGGTTTTTCTTTTTCCTTCGGCGGTTTCTGCTAGTCGGGACGCATACTCAAAAAGTTTGTCGCCCTCCAGTCCCGCCCTTTCCCTTGCCGCTCCTCGCCCAAGCTCAGCCGCCCGTTCTTGCGTTTTTTGCCGGTATTGGTCGTCAGACATCCTGTAGTAATAGTCGTCAGGATCTCCGCCCTTTGACCTAACAAGGGCTTCCCATTCCTGACGAACCTCTCCGCCCGCTTGCGAGGTGTCTTCCTGTGTAGGGTCGGTGTCGAGGTATCCGTAAATTGATTCATCAGGCATAGTACGCCCCCGGTACAATTACTGGTTTAGATTTCTCTTTGAGCTTTTCAAGATCTTCTTCAGCTTCGGCCCTTACAGACATTGCCCGAAGAGCTTCAAGGTCTTCCGGGTTAAACTGCGACATGTCATCAACTTCCGGGTTAAGCGCAGCCTTTTCTACTCTTGCCTTGAATTGAGCTTCCTCTAAGGCGTCCTGGGAAACCAGGTAACCGCCAAGGGCTCCCGTTGCTTCCGCTGCGCCGCCAATCAAGCCAAGCAGCTTTTGCTTTTCTTCAAGCTCTTTCTGTGTCTCTAGTCGAGACTTGCTAACATCGCGCTGCGTTTGTCTTCCCGCTGCCGATTCAAGGGCTCGCCCTGTTTGGGCTTCTCTTGCCATTTCGCGCTGAATTTCTCCCATCGCAATTTGACGCATTATCTGAGACGCGGCTTGGCCGGCGATGGCGTCCTTGACCATCTGCCCGCGCCCTTCCGCCGCTGCTTGCTGCCGAAGCATCTGAGATAGAAATGCACTTTCACCCGCCATTAGAATGTCCTCGCTTGAGATGTCTTAAAGTTTGTGCCCTCTGGCCGCACGCCAACCTCAAAGGCTAGTCCATTCAGGTACGCGCACTCCGTAGAGCCTGTAAGAACAAGCTTGATTCTTAGCGCTCTGTTCTTTTGGCTGGGCATATGAGTGCGGTACAGGAAGATATCGCTGGGGGCTCCGCTCACATTTATTGTTGGGGAGTCGACATCGCTCGCCTGGTAATCCACGTAAATCTGCGCCTCTGCCTCATGCGCTCCCTTGTACTCACCCAGGTACATGAATCGGTAGATTCTGTCTTTGCGAAGAATGCCTGTCGGGGAGATAAACCCTGTATCAATCACCATCTCGTAGTTGGCGCTATTGTCCTGAAAGACTGTCGTAGACTGCGCCCACTGCTTGCCGTCTGCGGTAAGCCTCTGAAAGGTTGTTCCGTCATAGACTTCGCCAACCTGCCAAGCGGATGATGTGTATGCGACCGTGTACCTGCTCCACTGGCCAAAGTAGTAGTTGTATACAAGGTATTCATCAGAGCCAGATGCCGTCCCTTTGCTGGACAGCATAATGCGAACTTCGTTTGTCTCATCGTGCCTTAGCATGTTGATGGCTAGCTTAGACGTTTTATCTTCTACTTGGGCGCCAAGGTACTTTACGCTCATGTCTCGACCAACAACGTAGATGCCTCGATCTGACTGAATGAACGCCCCAACGGGCGAGTCCGTATGGGCCGCGCCTGCCTTCGCTCCTTGACCAGAAGCAAACAGCCTTGGTGGGCGGTAAGGCCCAAAACCTAGTCGGTCAGGCCCTCTGCCTGAAACAAAGAACCCATTGTCTTCGGTAAAGATGACCAGGTGGTCCAGGTTACTTTCAATTGCTGTTAAGGCGGACGGGTCACCAGGGAAGTTAATCTGAAACTCACTATAAGACGCTGGAAAGCGAACGGCAGAACCATCGGTCAACGGCACGGACATGTACACGTTGTCGTCGATGCCTGCTGCAAATATCTTTCCTTGATGCTTAACAAGGTCAGTGCATGAACCAAAGCACCCAGACTCTACTTCGCCGTCTGTTGTGTATATCGGCTCCGCGTTGATGACGTTTGCATAGTCGGGGGGCATGTCGATAAGGACGATTTCGTCACCAGCTCCAACACCATTAAGTATCGGAATTGATCCTATCTCGTAGAACTGAGCACCATCATCGTCTGTTCGATAGATGATAATGTTTACGCCCTTGCCTGTTGGCGCGGCTGTTGACCCCAGGATGGAGTAGGACTCGCTAATGGCGCCTTTCCGCGTTAAGGCCTGGGGAAGAGGGCGGACGTAAACCAATACCCTGTTTGTGTTGTAAACGGCGCCAATGTCAATCTCGCAGTTTCCGGCACCGCCCACAAGAGTCACCCTGTTTGTTGCCGCGTAGCCGGTCCCCCTGGTTTCAGGAGTGGCGTCAACAAACTCAAAACTAGTAACTTCCCCGCTTCCGCCAACTGCGGTTACCTTTATCGACAAGCCTGTTCCGGCTCCACCCGACACGGCATATGTGACCCCCGCAGAATAGCCAGTCCCTTGCGCATGGGATGTTATGACCTTTGGGACGCCTCCCCCATTGATTGTTATTTCGTTAAATGGTGCCGGCGCAGACCGATAGACATTTCCGTTTGAATCGCCCCACTCATAAACGGCCGAATACTTAAGAACTTTCCCGTCAGGAAAGCCGCGAACCGTCCCGCCCGCAACATAGGCTGATTCCGACGCGCCCGACTGAACCAGTTGAGAAATGCTTGGCGACACAACAAAGTCGTTTTCGAAAATGCGGTCTCCGTCATAGGCGTGAGCGACTCCGCCAGTCAAAAGGAGCGACCCATCAGCATCCGCACTCGCAATTGTTCTGCTTGGGGTGAAGTCGCAAGTAACCATGCTTATGCCAAATACGTTGTCCGGGTCATAGTTGTGGTGTGTCGATGCGGTGTCTCTGGATGTGTTTATGTATCCGGCAAATCGAGAAGCGCCGAATCGATATTTGCCCGCAGACGCATCCTTGGAAACTCGCTGAATGCCCGTCCATAATCTTCTGTTTGTTTGAGGGCTTGTTCCTTCAACAAAGGCATATTGGGCTGGGTCCAATGTTACGTACTCGGAGGTTATGCATGTTGCGCATTGTCCCATTTTGGTTGCGCCAATTAATTCTCCGTTGTGGTTTAGCACTGCAAGGGTGTTTGATAGCCCCCTTTTTAATCGAGAGCTGCCCGAAGTGTCTTCGACTAAAAGGTTGTCATTTACCACGGACATGCCGAAATAGAGGCTTGATCCAACCCTAAATGCATCAGACGTTATGGTTGAGCAGTAGCTCAAAGTGTCTTTATGGACATTTATTGATGATGTGGAAATTGACGCCACAACCCTTGTATCAAGGGCTATCTTATATATCCTCGACCAGTGCTTCGGCGTCTTTGCCGTGCTTCCCGGTTCAGCTTTTTTTACGACCGTAACCGGGACATAAATATCGGTCGAGCCCGACGCGGCAGTACCCGCAGTTCCTGCAAGCAGGTACATGTCTGCGTTTGCCGTAGGAAACGCATCTGTTGCAAAATCCAGGTAACTTATCTGGCTAGATAAATTATCACTCAGTAGGGTGATGTATATTTTGCTTGAACCGCCATGTGAAACCGTGCACCCAAAAACAATTGCCGCAGTGGTTGCGCTTGCGCTGTCGTCTAAGGTTTTTACAAATATCTCACCAGGAAGAACAGTGTCTGTCCCTTTGACATAAGTAGAGAAAGAGGCCGTTGCGGAGACAGTGGCAGCGGTTGTCCCTTTTAGTGTTGCGCTATCATCAATAAGGTACTGAACCTTAAAGGCGGACCCTGTGTAGTAGGCAAGCACTCCCCCATTAGCTAAAGACTGCGTCCCTGCCGCATCGACAGCAAAAATGGGGTATGTTGCATCTAGGGCAATGTCTACGCCCGGCCCGCCACTGGTATCTTGAAGCGTTGCTTCCGCCGTCTCGCCCTGCGCCACTGTTGTCGATGTCGAGCAATCAATGCTTCGGTATTTTATCTTGTTGTTTACCGTGTCCTGATAAAGAAGAAATATGCGGTTGCTTACTGTGAGGCACTGCGGTCTTGGTACTTCATACAAGCAATTGACAGCAGAGGCCGCCACCGTAATGGCGTAAGACGCGAGTAGCTTGTTTGATTGGATCAGGACGCCCGTTGCTATATCCTCGGCATCGTACCTTACCTGATACTGCGCCAGGGTTGGGTGGAATTGGTACTCCGCCCAGGTGTAAACCCTGATGCCATTTGCCTCTGTTATCTGGGCATTCCCTTGCCGCCTATCAGTTACTCGGCGCTTAAACTCGTTTTGAACCGTCATGGGGACAAAGGTCCCCTTGTCCACCAACACGTTTGTGGTTGGCGGCGCCGTTATCTTTGAGTAGACCTTGCTGCCGTCAAAGACAAGCGTCTCATCCTTGTACTGAACAATGGCCTCTCCCTTGGAGATAGATCCCGAGCCGCCAACCGAACCGCCTGACCCGGCGGTTACATATGCCTGTGTGCTAGCTGTCAGAACAAACCCGCCGCGCTTCCTGACCTGGCCAGTCTTTTCGAAGCGCACGTTGTCTGCGGCCTGCAATGAATCAATACCAAGGGATGGGGCCGACGTCTTTTCGTCAATGCCCTTAGCGAGCGGAAACGAGAGTGTTTTTTTCTCTAACGGCATCAGAACACCCACAGGCTAACGGTTGAGTCCGCTGCAGACTGAACGGGGATGTATTTGTCGG